TTTCTTAATCGCTACATCTACAGCCTCTTCTAAAGACTTATCGAGCATCTTTTTTAAGCTATCACCGCTCAACGCGCTCTCAATTGCTGTAGCCAGCTTATCTATGCCAACCTTGTCATCATTCTTTACTACAGCTATTCCCCCATAACCATCGTCTCCGCCTCTTTTGATTCCCCTCTCCTCCTCCCTGCTCGTTGGTTCGGTTGCATCGAGGAGGCTAGTCAGTTTACCGTCAAGCTCCCGGATTAAGTCCCGGATATCTTTGACCAGGGTACGATTCTTTGTGCTGAGGACTCGGCCTTCCTTGAGTTCTGCAATCTGTTCAGTTAGGCTTTTTATGGCAGATTCAAGGGTAGTATAATCAATGATATCAGGTTTTAATTCTATGGCTCCCTGGGGTATCGGGCCACCAGTGCCTTTAACCAATATGTCATCCTCTATCTCCCCTAGCAATCGCTTGCCAGTCTTTGAGGCATATCGCTTCTCTTCGTCATTCAAATCATCCCAAGTCCTTCCTGTTTTAATCTCCCCATCAACCCACTTAGCCCTATTCCAAAATGCCTTGACATCCACTTTATTATTTCTTATAGCCTCAATCAACTCTCTCTGCCCTATCAGCTTATCAAGGCTTTTTAACAAGGCATCTCCGATATCTATCTTTTCTTCCTCGACGATTATCTTGGCAAAATCAATAAGCTCCTTCATGTGTGCACCAGAGAATCCTTCTGTTTTGCCTATAATCTCAGCAATCAATTCACTGCCTATATCCCCAGCCCATCTCTCCAGCATCTCCTTTCGTTGGTCTTTTCCTGGTAGTACAAAATTAATTACATGATGGAATCTACCTGGCCTATCTAACAAAGCATCGGGCAGCTTCTCCGGAAAGTTTGAAGTAAGGATTGAAATAACACCTTTATTCTGCTGAATCCCATCAAGCTCGGTTTTGAGTAAATCGGTCATATAATCCTTAATCCAGGTGTCAATATCCTCAAGAAAAAGGACTGAGGGAGTTAATTTGCGAGCCATGTCAAATGCCAGGGTTAAGGCAAATAGGGGGCTACATTGAGAAAAATCCTTACTTGAAACCCAAATAAAAGTTGAATCTATCTCATTTAAAAGTACACGCCCTGTCTTTGTTTTCCCTGTTCCAGGGGCACCCACAAATAGCAATCCACGTCCCGGACAATCCTCGCCTTTCTTCTTGAGTTGACTTCCTGATTTCTTAATGGAATCCTTGTCATTAGCTGGAAGTATTAAATTATCCCAATCATCATCGGTATGTTCAAGGAATTCACCACTAAGGGCAAACTTTTCTCCTTTGAGTTTATTATTTTTATCAGCAAGGTCGAGGGATTTCATGAGCACTTCCTTATTCCATTCCATGTGCTTACGATTTGTAGAAAATGAAACACTCATGCCATACCAGCTAGGGCTGAACCGAATGGCAAGGGGAATTCCGCCAGCATCATAAAAAGCCGTTCCTTCGACCAGAAAGTCATCTGTCTCAGTCGAGCTAAGTCGGATCATTTCATATTGAGGCGGTGATTCCTGTCCGTTATAGTGAAATTTTCGGGTGTCTTTGAGCTTGTATTTCGATAGAGCCGCCTTAATCCCTGCTAGCTGAGTGCCGATAAGTGGAGACGGAATAAAATGGTTGTTCTGAAATATTTTGCTTGTCTTACATTCTAGGAACTTTTCTAATAGTGCATATTCAAACGTGGATGGCTGAGACTCAACGTGCTCTACATCAAAGACTTTGGACAGCGATTTATTCCAGCGCTCTTTATATCCTGACTCTTTATGGCTCTCCTTCTCTTCTTCTGCCCCTGCCTTATCCGCCTTTTCCCCTTTGCTTTTTTCTTCTTTTTTATCATCGCTCTCCTTGATTACCTCAATCTTGCCAGCTGTTTTTTCTGCAATGCCTTCTCCGGTAGCAAGTAAATGATCTGCATTCAGGCCCTCCTCAAACAGCCTTTTGCTTTCCTTCACAACCTCAATTCCCTTGTCCCTCATGTCTTCCTTTTTAATGGGCTTTCCTGTTTCAGGGTCTATAACAGGGCGACCAAAAATTGTCACCCCATCTTTGCCTTTCGTCACCTCAATCTCTATATCCTTATCCTTCACAACCGCTATCTCCAAGTCCTTCTTGAGACGGTCGGATTGGATGACTAGCTCGCCCTTGCTAACAGCCAGGTTGAGACTTTGTGCATTACTAGCCACGGGGACATCGCTATGTTCCAGCATTATCCACTTTGTGTAAATAGCACCTGCCTTGCCGCTCTCTTCCTTATCTATCCCATAATCCTTCTCAAGTACGCCCTGCCATTTTGCAAATGCTTTCTTATCCTTTTCCTTATTCACAGCCTCTACGGGGATAAATCCAACTGAATTAGAGTTGAGATGCTTATCCTTTACACATTGGAAAACATCCTCTGCAAACTGATGTTTAGCATAGATGGTTTTGGCGAGGATCCCTTCCTTCGTCTGCTTAATCCACTGGTCGCTGCCTATTGGCAAGCTCCGATAATCATGTCCATATAGGACAGATGGGGATTGCCGGAAGTCATCTAATATAGCCCCGCTTGGGATTAGTATCTCTCCATCCCTATCCAGGTGAGGAGTTGTAATCAGCCTTATTGCCGCTCGCTCCCCCTCTTTAATCTCTATGTCGCCTGGGTCTATAGGGATGCCCTTCCTTATGAACTCAAGCTCAGTTGCCTTTTTATGTAGCGATTGAGCATACTTTTTAGCCTTATCCGGAAATAGCTTTTTAAGCTTTAGTCTATCTGTGCGTAATTCCATCGTTGCCTCCTAAGTTAAGCTTATATATCATGTCTAATCCACTATAGCCCCTATAGTGCAGCGACATCTGTTATGAAGTGGGCTAGCTTCTATTGCCTCATAATCCATTTTTAATATTTGTTCTTTCCCATCTACCTTAACTATCGACTCATCGCCTATATCAAAGAAATTGGTCTCTAATCCAACGACTTTACCGTCCAGGCTTTCGCAATGCGGACATACCCTATCATCTAGGTAGCTAATCCAAATCTTCTTCGTAACCACTCCGCTCTGCCTATATACATTCAATGCTGCCTTATTCGATGCCCTGATAACCTGATTCTGTGCAATGTCCTCCGCCCGCTTGAATCCCCAGTCTTTATACGTCTCATATACCCGATTTGTAAGCTCCGGCACACCCTCGCCTGCCTCAATGCCCTCGATGAGCGTTGCTCTCAGCTTTTTAACGTTCACATCCTCTAACTTCTCTGAGAACATCGGGACATAGCTGTTAAGCCACTTCTGCACTTCCGGGTTATTAACGTCAAACGATATGCTTAAAGGCTCATCTGCCTTCTTATATCCCTTGTGTTTAAGCTGAGCCTCAAGCTTTGCTGCCTCTATATCGCCCTGTTTCTTCATTGTCTCTACGATTATTTTCCGGGACTCCGTTGTCAGTTTCTTCTCAAATGGCTTTCGCGGGTACATGATATCGTCTATCTTATCCTTGTGCAGCCATGCCTTTTTCATCTTCTTGATATTGGCTATCAGTATCCGCTCTTCCTCGCCCCATATCCGCTTCAGCATCATCTGGAATTGCTTCTCAAAAGGTGCAAGGGATTTAAAGAGTGCGGTAAACAGGATGTCATGGGCTACTTTTTTGTCATCCTCTTTTAGCGTTTCCTTGATGCTACCGATTACCATATGCCTTAGTATTCTGCCAGCCTCTGCCGCTATATGGAATTTAACCGCTTCGGCTGATATCTTCTCAGCAAGCTCATCGGTTAGGAGATTTGAGTTAATCATTTCTCTCTACTTGTTTCCCGAACATAACCGTATGCAAAACAATAAACGCATACTTAAATTGCCCGCTCACTAAAGCATCAAAGAAGATTCTTACATAAGCTGTATATTCTTCAAGTTTACTCATCCTAAGGTCTTTTTGTCCTTTCCTCTGTTATTTTAATTTTAGGCTTTTACTAAAGATTCATGTAGAAATTGCCCCCTAAAAAGCAAGCTATTCACAAACCATGCACAGTTAAAAATGCCTGATTTTGATATTTCCTCAATAGTCATCTTAGGACCACCTGTCTTTTTTCTAACAACATCGCCTTCTTTAAATCTTTTCATTTTAAAACCTCCTCTATTATTTCGCCATTCCATAATTCTTTAAATACCTTTACTGGAGTCATCTTCGCCTTATAAATTGTCCTAACAATCCTAGGCTTAACATAGTCTTTTCTTAAGTCATAGAAAATGTTATCCCACGGCATATTTCCCGTATGAAGTAGGTGTTGTTTAATCATTTATAATATCTCTCATATTTATCGCAGAATCTCATTGTCTCTAAATGGCAAAAGTAATTAAAAATATCCCATAATGCCTTAATCATTTTCACCCCAGCACCCCCTTAACATTCTTTATCACCTTCTCCGTAAACTCCCTTATCTCCTCCTCGTCAGCTTCGCCGCCCATCCCCAAGCTATTTATCGGTACTAACCTGTTATCGACAAGTAGCTCATCAGCTAGCCCGCCCATCGGCTCTAATCCCTGCTCTGCTCTCACCTCATCCCGTGTTGATAGTCCGGATTTCACCCGCTCAGTCTGCTCCTTCAACACCAGCGCCCTATCCTCTGGCACCGGGTTATCGAAGGCACAGAAGATATTATCAGCATAGAGGGGCAAGAACTTCTCATTGAGCTTATCTTCAAATCGGCTACATCGGGGGAGTATGCCGTTCTTTGAGTGTCTATAATCAGCCACTTTAGCATTGGCAAGATTAACGCCCTTAGAGGTTAGCGCACCAGGGGGGATGTCAAAGCCTAGGGCTATCTCTTCCATATTGATGAATCTACCTTCCATATAGTTCATCTCACCAGGCGTCATTGTGTCCTTTTCAAGCTTCATGCCTACAGGGGGGATGACAAGCTGGCCAGCTTTTTTCGCACCTACATATTGCTGGGCGAAATCTTCCTTCAATCTTTTCCTGGCTTCTTTGCTTATATTTACCCCTGTTTCAGGTGATAGTATCCCGCCTATTCTCGCCTTATTCTCAAATAATGCCTTCTCAAAATCATCCATCTGCTCTCTTAGATAAACAGCCGTTGCAATGCCCTTAACGCAGCCAAAGCCTGTAAATACATTGTTAGGGTTCGGATAGGTGAAAAAGATTATCTGATCCTCGGGTATCTCAACTTTCGTTGCCCCGGTATTATAGATATAGCTTTTTATCGGCTGGTCCAGGCTGTCACTGAATACCGGGTTAATGAATTGTGACGGTATCGGCCATATCCGCTCAGGTATTCCCAGGCCACCCTTCTCAAGCCACCAGTAGCACTCACCGGTTAGGTCTTGATATAAGACGGTATATTCCTTCAAATCCCTTGAGTTGTGCTGTGGATTAACATTTTTCATAAGGTCAATCCACACATGGCTTGTTATCTCCTCCACATCGGCGGCCTTAGTAAGCCAGGGATCCAAGTTTTGCCTCGAATATATCCAGGTCTTCTGCTTGCTACTTAGAGGCCGTGTCTCTATTGTGCGATAAGTCTTTGTCTTTTCCTTCTTTGCCACATAGAGCCTCAATCGCTGAGAGGCTACGGTCTGGCTATTTAGCTTTGCGCATATATAAACGAATCCTCTAAATGCTCGGATAAACTCTTTCTTTGTCTTCGGCTCTTTGCCCGATAGCAGGTCAGCTCCCCATAACTCTAAATCTATAAAGGCGGAGTCATCGTTTGCTGTAGGATGAGAGCCGGTTGTAGAGAATACGGTATCAAGCCCTTTCAGGTATTGACCCTTAGTCCGGCCCATTGTGTTTGCTAATTTTTCGATTATATTCATCTTAATTCCATTTGATATAATTTCTTATATAACATAAACTATAAAGCATTGGATTCCATGCCATGCTTGATCAGGATATATCATCCACCATGTATCATCTCTTTTAGGTTGCTTGGCTTTAATATAATCACTAACCCAATGTCCAATCAATAAAAACAGTACTTTCCACATAGCAAAAATTCCAAGAAATTGAAGAGCAATGCAAATACAACCTGTCCATATCATGCAATGGCTCAACATTACATACCAATACTTGCCCTTATTATTTGCT